CAGTTAGGGATCGATAATCCTGATATAGCGGAACTCGCGTCGATCAGAACCCAAACACAATTCGGACACAAATACGATGTAGATTCTGGGACGCTTTCGGTATGGAACCGTCAAGAAGTCCCTATGGAATACCGCGATATGGATTGGCGTGTCTGGGCAAAACATTTAGCGTCCGAAGTTCTAATGAAACTGTGGGAAGGCATCGAGGAACGTAAAGACCCTGCGTCTATCAAACTGTATATGCAGTTGATCGGTGAATACCAAGAAACCTCAAAAGTGCAGGTCGATTATACGACTGACCTGTTTGACGGTATGCGGACTCTGGTAGAGAACATGAATAAGGAGCCTGGACAACCTGCGTTAGAGACTTCGGGGGTGGAACGTAAACGGCCTAAACGTCCGTTACATGTGAACGAAAAAACGATCCCTGAACTGTTACGCAAAAAACGTAAATCTGACCCCGATTATCAAGAGAACCCCGTAGTGCCTAATGACGACGCTTGAACCCAACGAAGCTACTATCGCTAATGAAGAACAACAGACCGCTATTGATCTGGTAAAGCTATGGTTCAAGAATGACGACCAACAGCCATTCGAGATGACCCCAGGCCAAGCCGACATCTTCAACATCATCTTCCTAAAACGCTACCCTCGAAACCAGATCATAACCTGCACACAATACGGAAAATTATGTTCGCATGATACTCCTGTTTTAACAACAAAAGGTTGGTCGATTCATGGTGACTTGCGCGTAGGTGATTATGTGTTCAATGCCGAAGGTAAGCCAGTTAAAGTGCTGGATACTTTCAATGATGGTTATGCAAACTTGGAAGTCGAGTTCTCTAACGGAGAAAAAATTAAATGCCACGACAACCATGAATGGCTAGTAAAAAGCGATTATCATAAACGCCGAGGATATGATTGGCAAAAACTAGAAACCAAAGAATTAAGAGCGTCCTTACATAAAGGTTATTCGATACCACACACTCAGCCAATCCAATATCCTAAAAGAGATTTAACTCTTGACCCATATTTTCTCGGTGCTTGGTTGGGTGATGGCAGTTCTGACAGTCCTTGTGTCACTGGGCATCCCGACGATCACGCAATTATAAAAAAAATACCCTATAAGGTTACCGCTAAAAATATTCATAAAAACACAGGGATAATAAGATACTCTTTTGCTCATCAAAATATTCTTTCAGAATTAAGAGCATTGGGGGTTGAGAATAATAAGCATGTTCCAGACATATACAAATATTCGTCGCTCCAAGACAGGCTAGAACTTCTAGCAGGACTGATAGACACCGATGGATCAGTGAATAGTTCTGTCCGAGAAAAAGGGTGGCGCAACGGCAGGGTATACATTATTAATTCCAACAAACGACTTATCGACGATATAGCCGAGATAGTCACTTCACTGGGGATAAAACCCAGCATCACAAAAGTAGAACCTACGCTGTCGTCTAGTGGCATCCAAGGCAAACAGCCTGTCTACTATCTAGGTTTCGCGCCATACATAGAGATACCGACAGTCTTGCCAAGAAAAAAGATTGTTCCCGTTGAACGTAAACGAAATTACAGAATCAAAAAAATCACAGACATAACACCTGTGCCTGGACGCTGTATAGAAGTCGAAGGGGGCATCTATCTTGTAGGTAGACAGCTTGTCCCAACACATAATTCTGAGACTATTGCTATGGCGTTGTTACTCAGGTCGATCACGTTCAAAGAGGATTGGCTGATTCTTGCTGGTGACACCAAGAAGACTGGCATCATCATGGGCAAAATCATCGGACATCTATTCGACAACCCAGCCCTAGAACAACAAATCAACCTCGAAGGAGTGACCTCTCTCGAACGCCTCAAACACGAACGATCCCAAGAACGATTGACTTGGCGCAACGGAGGAGAAATCCGTATCTTGACCGCCGACGCTCGAAACCGTAAACGAGTCAAAGAAACATTGACAGGACAAGGCGCACGAAACATCGTCCAAGACGAAGCCGCACTTATTATGGACGATCTTCAGGCTATGGCTATGCGTATGTTGGGTGGTTTCCAGGATAGTTTTCTGTTGAAGATCGGGAACCCGTTTTATCGTAACCATTTCTATCGGACGTGGCATAGCCAACGGTATCATAAGGTTTTTATCAATTATGAGCAGGCTATGGCAGAAGGCAGGTTTTCGGAGTCTTTTATTGAGGAGATGCGCGACGAACCGTTCTTTAAGGAACTGTACGAATGTCGGTTTCCTTCTGAAGATGAGTTGATGGAGGGAGGCTACCAACGTCTTATCTCTGATGAACTTTTACATAATGCTCTTGTGGAGCCTGAGTATGCTCCGAAACCTGAAGGACCATACAGGTTGGGTGGTGACTTTGCTGGTGGCGGTAACGACAGATCAGCGTATGTGATCCGTACAGATAACCTGATGTGGATTAAATCGACGAACCGTTCACCGAACACTATGGACCAGGTAGCGTATGTCCAACAGTACAAGAACGAGTATGAGATAGAGGATCGCTATATCGCTACTGACGCTGGTGGTCTTGGTAAAGGTGTCGGGGACAGGCTTCATGAGATCGACATTTTTGCTAACAATGTGCAGTTCGGACAATCGGCGTATGCGAAAGATAAATACAAAAATGCTCGCGCAGAAATGTATTACGACATGATGCTATGGATCAAAAACGGTGGACGGATAGTGGCCGACGATAACTGGTACGAACTCTTGTCAATAAATTACAAGACGGACAGTGAACGAAAGTTTCAGATACAGCCAAAAGACGAACTAAAAAGACGTATGCGTGACCGAGGCTTAACAGCATCATCACCCGACGTGGCGGACGCAGCGGCATTGACTTTTGCTGACTCTAGTATGGTGGTAGATATTGACGATTTCTTTTTAGGATAAATATGAGCTGGTTTCAAAGTAAGAGTTCTAAAGCGAAAGCTTCTTTTGCTGATTTGTCTGAGTATGGCGGAGATAGTTTTGTTTCGGGGTTAGCGTCTTTTTCTACGAACAATAAACGGACGTTGGTTGCTGAGTATCAAGAGTTGGTTTATTCGTGTGTTCGTGTTATTGCTGAGGAGATGGGTAAGTATGACCCGTACTTCTATACGATGGATGGACCACAGGAGAAGGTTGATTCTCGGCATCCTATGAAGTTGTTGTTGGATAACCCAAATCCTCACATGTCGAAGTTTGAGTTGTTTGAGGCTTCGCAGTCGTATATGGAGTTAGCTGGGGAATGTTTTTGGTTAATGACGTTAGGGGACAGGACGGGGGTTCCTGTTCGGATTGATATTGTTCGGCCTGATTTTGTTGAGGTCGCGATCCAGGATGTTCCTGACCCTAACGGTATCTATATGGTCGGTGACGTTATCGGATATACCGTGATGAATGGGAGGGGTGAACGTATACCGCTCTCTACGAAAGAAATGGTACATTTCAAAGAGTTCAATCCTTTTAATTCGTATCGTGGATATTCCACTATCGAAGCAGGTTTGGTGTCTATCGGCATTGATCGTTCTACGTCGATGTTCCAGAAACGGTTTATGGATAACAACGCGACACCACAATCCATCGTGTCGTTCAAAGGCAACATCGGTAAAGAAGCGTTCGAGAAAGTAAAGAAAGTCTTTTCGGAACGTCATGCTGGGGTGAAGAACGCAGGTAAAACTCTTTTCATTCGTGACACTGACGTGGACGTAAAACAGCTTGGTTTGTCGTTGGCTGACCTGGATTTGAAGGACCTGAAAACTATTACGTCGGAACGTGTACGCGGTATGTTTCGTGTCCCTATGCCTCTGTTGGGTACAACATCGGGTGTCGGCCTGGGTCGTGCAGGGGTCGAATCTGAAGAATATGTGTTTCAGAAATATCCGATTGAAGCTAAGAAAACTCGTTTTGATGACCAGCTTCGTATGGCGTGTCTACAATATTGGCCTAAAAACACCGAGGTTCGTGTCGGCCATAAATCTAATATCCCTGAAGATAGCCAACTGTTGTTGAAGGAACATTCTGAGCTGACAGGCAAAGTAATGACTATCAACGAGGTCCGTAAGACCCGTAACCTTCCCGAAGTTGAGGGCGGAGATCAACTGTATGTGTCGTTCAACGTGGTGCGGATAGATAAGCAAGATACGGGCGATAACCCTAACGACGATAAAGAGGACCGTGATCCGAAGGACGAACCTGTTGAGGGTGAGGACGATAACAACGGCGATATTCCTGAACAGTTCAAAATGGTTGTCCGTAAAAAGATTCCTGTTGTAGAGAAATCTGCCGAAGTACAACTCTATGACACTCTAGGGCTAATCGAGGATTCTGGTTTAGAAGAATACCGAACGAAAATTGTGAGCCTGTTAGAGAAACAAGAACAGCAGATGCTCGACAAATATGATCTGTTCTCAGGCAAAAGTATAGAAACTCAGATTGTTCCTGATGTGGAACGCGAAGCTGAACTATTCACCGCAGCATTGCTACTGATTATGTTGAAGTATATGCAACGTGGTGGGGAGACTGGCCTTGCTTTTGTAGGGTCGAATCTCGATTTTCTGATTGATCGTGCCACCCAGGAAGCTATCGCGAATAGTACTGAACGCCTGTTGAGGTCTTTTAATGAGGAAACTGTGAAAGCGATTCAGGCTTCGTTGCGTGAAGGACTTTCCAACCGTGAATCTCAAACGCAGATAGCAGACCGTATTCGTAGCGTTTATAGCGATGCTAAGGGGTATCGTGCGGATCGTATCGCACGAACCGAGATACATAACGTCGTCAATGAGGGACTCGCTAACGGTTATGGTCTTGCAGGAGTGAAGTATGTCCGTTGGTTCGCTGAACCAGGAGCATGTGAGTTTTGTGCGACGATGGCCGGATCAACGGTAGAGATCGGCACACCTTTTGTTACGGCAGGGGGAACTATTGTCGGGACCGCAGGAGGAACATTCACAGCTAACTATGGCGACGTGAAATATGCGAACATGCACAGCAATTGTCGTTGTACGCTTGTGCCTGTACGAGAACTCGCGGCTGGTATGAAAGAGTTGGTTCGTGTTGAAGTTCCAGTAGAGATTGAGACTGTTGAGACTGAGGAGTTACGGAAGGCTTTGTTGGAGCAGTCTGATTATGTGGCGGAGTTGGAGAAGATTGTTGGGGTAGATGGTGGACCTGACCCAGAAAGCTAAGGTTGCGAAAGCAAAGAAAGTTAAAGCTGACCTGAAAGCTAGTGAGGCGCTTGAACGTGAACAGAAATCCGCGTCGGCACTCGAAGGTTTTGTGTCGAAGTTTTCTGATGTTGTCGAGGGTGGAATCTCCATCGACGGACTCGATAGTTTATCTGTGGCTTGTGACCGAATCGAACAGTTCGGTGACGAGTTCAAATCGGCGTTATCGGATATTTCCCGATCTGTTGAAAGTCTCCATGAACTAGATATTCCTGAGTCTGTGAAGGTCGCTACTATTGCTGATGAACGGCTTATCGGAAAACTTGAACAGTTGGGGGATAATGGTGAACTTCTTGCGAGGGTACAATCGTTGGATCAGGCGATCTTATTACTTACGGAAGCTGTCGAGAAGGCTCAAAGACAAGGCAAAAGACCCGAAGATTACTTACCCGTAAGAATTGTTCAGGGTGTAGATAGCCAACTTTCGTTTATTACACAGTTACCTTTTGGCGGTTATTCGTCTGGTGGCGGTGGCCTGACGGACGCGGAGTTGCGTGCTTCGCCTGTTCCTGTGTCTGCGTCGATTGATACGACGGGTTTAGCGACTGAAACGAAACAAGATGACATCATCACGGCTATTGGGAACATAGGCGGTTCTACTAACTACACCACTCGCATAGAAACTGACTCAGTAAACTCCAATCTCACTTACATAGGTAACGCAGTAATAGGAACAGCAGAGAGTGCTAGTTCATGGCAAATTAAAAGACTGGATTCAACTAATGGGCTTATAAAGCTATGGGCTAATGGTAGCGATGACTTCAACGTTGAATGGGATAACAGAGAATTGGAGACATACGCTTAATTATGAAACCTAATAACGAAACATACTATAACCTTGATTCTGAAATCGATTCGCCTTACGTCCATTGGGATATGAGTAATGGTGATGAGATTGTTGTCCACGACCTCATCACGTATGGCGAAGTTGGCAGTGGCAAAGAAGAACTAACCGCACTGGCACAGGTGGTCTGTGATAACTATGAGGAGAGTTTGTAATGGCAGTTATTGTATCTAATGGAGCGACCAACCTATCGACAGTTAACGGGTTTTACAGGGCAGAATCGTATAACCTAAGTGCCTGGTCTAACACTATCCTAGCCCTATCTACGACTCGCCAAATCCCTGTTACTTTTGCCAATGCAGGTAACTGTAAAGGGCTTATTATCCCACTGTGTGCTATAGCGCATGTTACTAGAGATGTCACCGTCCTGCTGCAAGAAAACGTTGCTTCGGTCTGGACAACCAGGGCTTCGGTTACGCTGACGGCTGCCCAAATATCCAACTCAACAGCTAACACCACGCAAGCCAACTGGTATACACCGTTTGAGTTCTCCGTACCTTACGCTGTTGATACCACGGCTTCTAAATGGCGGTTCGACATCTCTCAGGGGGCTGGCTCACAGAACTGGTACTTATCGACCTCTAATGGCACAGCTCCAACCTACATAGCTTGGTGTGATAACGCTGTTAGCTACACGACAGGCGATGTACCAGTCGCTAAAGAAAAAATTACTATCGACCAGAACTGTACCTTTACAGGACTACTATCGACTGGTGACGCAATCAACTCTACCTGTGCGATTGCTTGTCGCTCAACTACGCCAACTGTTGGTAATGACGCTATGTTTGAATGGGAAAATCCACCTGCCGCTTCCTATACCATGAACATTGACGGCTGGTTCGTATTGTCGGCTCATTCTGGCTTTAGGGCTGGAACATCGGCTAACCGCATACCAATAGCCCAAATGGGTAAGATAGAAGTAAAATCGGCTACCTCTGGAACTGCTATCAACACAGGCTTTACATGCGGTAAAACAACTTCGAGTGCCAACGTAGTGGGGCGGATGTCGGTCAATATCTACGGCGAGATACCAACCTATCAACGCACAACTCTAGCTTCTGACGCTGCCATCACCCAACAGGACATTGTGACCACTGATTCAACAGGCTGGGCAATTGGTGACCAGATATGCATCACTAAAGGCAACCTAGAAAGTACTGTAGCCGAGACTGCCCCATTTACGATTGATACCATTGCTGGTACGGCAATAAACGTCAACACCAACATCTTGACGGCTATCCGAAAGGCAGGCGGACACGTCTTTCGGCTTAACGGTTACGGCTTCTATCTGACCTCTAACTTTTCGGGTACTGCCCCAACGCAATATCTAGGTGGTCATAATGGCTTTACATTATCAGGTGTCCAAATTCAGAGCGTGGGGTTCTTTATGAGTGGCGGTACATCCCAATATTACGATGAGCCTGCCAACATCGCCACGGTCTGTAGTATTGATAACTGCTCGTACTATTCGGTGGCAGCGGTGGGTAGTTTACTGGGGTCAGTCAACGCTTCGGCTTTGAGCCGTTATGAGTTCGACAAAGTTAACGTCTTTCGTAATTCTCTGGCAGGTGTCTTTTATGGCCCTTCGGTGCGTGGCAGTATCACCGTCAAAAACAGCGTATTCTTCAACTCAACTGGTAGCCCAGTGACTGGATTTTTCCGCAACAAGGGTGTGATGATTGAAGATAACTATTTCTACAATATTTCGCAACAAGCTATAGGTGTCGCTTCAGGTATGGCAGCTTCGACGATTCAGAATAATATTTTTTGGGGCTGTCGTTACGGTATTCGTGTTGACGGTGCAGCGATTGATATTGATTGGCGGAACAACACGGTAGATTTCGCTTCAATTGTGTTTTGGAACTTCTCGGCAATGACCAACTTTCGGGTAGTTGGTGACAGCTATGGGCTAAACGGTCTAGTTAGCTGCATCATGTCACCATTTGTCAACTATAACTCCTACACCACCATGACTCTAAAAGACCTGAACATTGGTACAGTCACTAGTAAGATACTTGGCATGTCTGACGCAGTAGACGGCTCTACTATCGGCTTCCAAAATTACGACCTACTAGATAAAGACGATAGTACCTATATGACCTACGGCGAGATACGACGTACCCATTCAACTCTGCCTGATACAACGGTACGAACCGCTGGCGGTAGTGCCATGCGATTCACACCAACAAGTTCTACTGATTCAATGTACTGGGAACAGATTATCCCTACAGGCAACATCCAAACCAAAACCATGACTATCACTTGCTGGGTGTATATCAATAACGCTGCCTACTACGCAGGGACTCACACCAAACCAACGTTGACCGTTACCTATGACCAAACCTCGACCGTTACGGCTGTCGCTACTGGAACGGCTGGGTCATGGCAACAACTAGCTTGTACGTTCACCCCAACAACAGGCTATGGACAGGTGGAGATGAAGATTACAGGTGCTACTGACGCTACAACAACAAGTAGATATTTCTATGTAGATGACTTTAATATTGCCTACCCTGCTGGCGTACAGGTTGACTTGGGTGGACTTGACCTTTGGGCGAATGGTTTACCTGTTGAATGGGTACGCTGTATCTCGCCGTAGGTCATATA